ACCATTTCTAAGATGTCATTCAAACTCGCTGCTTGTACAAGTACGACAGTTGTACCTGTAGTTGCAGTATAGTCATCCCCTGGCACAAGCAGGATACCATTCTGATACACATCCATATACAAGCTATCTGTGTAGGTTAGTGTCAGTGAGTTAGCATCAGAACCACTGAAGCTAGTTTGCCCTGCACTTGCTTGATATTGAAATCTGTTTCGTACTCCGTTAGAAGGACTGACTCCTATATATGACATTATTGACTTGCTCCTAATTTAATAAATGTAAAATATGTTTTATTTTGGTTGGTATCTCCTTGTAAAGTGCTTCCAGAATTTATACTTGAAGCTTGAAATTGAACTTTTACGTTAGAAGTGTCAGTTACATTAACAAATGTTTCACCAGACATATTGTAAGAACCCGTTCCTGCATCACCACTTTCTAACATACTTATAAGTGAGTCGTAAGTTGAATTATTTTGTGTCGCAAACAGTTTCAATGTAACATTATCATTTATTACGGCATTACCTGTTACAAACATTCTTATTAAGTATAAACCAGTAGAGGGAAAAGTAAAAATACCACTACTAAATGACATACCAGTTCCTATTTTTGCAAATGTAGCATCATCAACTCTTTCTAAATTAGATGATATTGGGTCTGCATTAGAAGTTAAGTCAGAAGTTAATCTAAACTGGTCTGCTTCAGCAATAAAATTAGGCACTGTTACACCACTAATGCCACTGCCTATTATTTGAGTCAAAGCCATCCGTTACTCCTATGCGTATGGACTGTCACCTAATACACTTGTATCCCAAGCAGCCTTTAGCTTTGCAATAGTGTCTGCATCTGATATTGCCTTTGCAGCAGGTGCATCTCTAAGTGCTTTCTTCTTTGCTACACTTGCAGATTGAGCAGAACTGTCTCCTGCTTCTAATGCTTTCATATAGACTACATCTTCTTCAGCTAATAGCGGAGTTCTAACTTCTCTGATTTTGTCTTGAAAAATCTTTTTAGATTCAGCTAAGTCCTCTGAAATAGTCTTACCTGATAATGTCCAAGCACCTCTAAAGTGTCTATCTGATGGTACAGTTGCATCTGATGCTGCAATGGTGTTGCCATCTTTATCTACGATATTTGTTGTTGTCATTTAAGCTACCTCTTCTTTCTGTGTGGTTAGTTCTTCATTAATTTTCCAAGCATTTCGCCACACTCTAGTGCTTGGTAACTGTGACTTATTACAAATAACCATTCGTGGCTTGTTGGCTTTGTCGTAGTCTTGCCATACATGTCTCGGTAAGTCTTTCATAATAAGATATTCTATTGCTCTTTCTTCTGTCATTGCTTCAATAGGCTTTGTGTTGTGTAACAAGTAACCTCTTGTATGCTTTACAAAGTCAGGCTTATCTTCATCTTTCTTGAGTTCCCAATAAACTTCTACAGGTGGTAGTATGCCACCTTGCAATGCACAAGCCATCCAATTAGGGTCAGGATGTGTAACCTTTGCAGGTTCATCAGGTGTCTCTGGGTCTTCCCATACAACACAATATTCTGTTCTGTGTGGCTCTAGCTTTTCTTTTGCCCAACACAATCTATCCCAAAGATGTGTGCCTTGAAATTCAGGTGTTTCTATTGTCATGCTAAGTCTCCGTGTACATTTACAAAATTTATAGTATCTGTATTAGTTCTGTTACTACTTGAGCTTGTCATAACAGACTCAAAATCAAAAGCACCTGTTGCCATAGTTCCATCACTTACATCACAAGTTCTATTAAGACTACCTGAATTCCCATCTTCAGATGCAAAAGTAACTATATATGTCGCATTTCCCATATTTGAACTAAAATTAATTCCTCTGTCTCCAGTGCCATCATCATCTAAACTTGAAATATTTAAAGTGTTTGAAGCAGTAGCACCATCTGCACTAACATGGCATAAAGCCTTCGCACTACCACTAACAACAAAATCTGTATCAACAGACTTGGCTGTGCCTGTTATCTGTCCACTTGTCTGTAATGTATCAAATGCTATTGTTCCGTTTGCCATTATGCTAGGTCTCCGTGTAATGTGCCACTGTGAGCACAGTCATCATTACTAGCAGATGAGTTAAACACTTCAAGAGTAAAGCTACCTGTAGCTCTTCCTGATGTATTAGCACCTCTATCTGTACCTGAATTTGCTGTCACAGTTTGTGATGAGTCATCATTTGAAAAAGCATTTGTAAAAGTATAAGTGTAATTTCCTGTGCTGTTGTCTGTATTAGATGCTATATTAAGACTGTCACTTAAAGCTGAATCACTAGCAGCAAAAAGCCAACACTTTGCCAACCCTTGCTGAATACTTGTCTGTGCTGAACCCTCACCTCTAATAGTCATAGAGTTTGCACTTGCACTAACTACAGGTGTTGAGCCAATGGTTATGGTTGTTGCAGTGGACTTGCCTGTGATTGTGTCTGTTACGATTGTACTCATGCTAAATCTCCGTGTATTACAACATTTATAATGTCGTTATCATTGACTGAACCACTCGTATTAACAATTTTGTAATCACAGTTTGTTGCTGTATTAACATCACCATCAGATATTAACATACTAAAAAATTCTGTGTCTCCTTGCACATTACTACCTGTTGTAACATAGTTGGCACTAGCCATATCTGATGCTATTACAGTTCTGTAATGACCAGTTCCTTGGTCTGTAAAAGATGTTACGTTAAAAGAATCTAATGTTGCACCTCCAGCATGGTCATGTAAATGCCAACACTTCGCTAAACCTTGTTGTAAGTTTGTAGTAGTTGAACCACCTTCTGCAACTACAGATATAGATGATGTACTAGACACACCCTTTAGTTTATCAATGGCTATCTCTGATACACCACCACGAGTTTGTATTGTATCTACCTTGATTGTACTCACGATACCACCAACCTTCCACCATCATTGACAGTCAATGTAATCCCACTATTTACAGTGAGTGTTCCAGTAACTTGTGCATTTTCTGTGGCAAGTATTGTTATATTTGTATCTAAGGCTTGTGCATTAGTTCTGAACATACCACCATTCTTGAAGTTACCCTTGAACTCACTTGTAGGTGTAATTGTTCCTGCTGATAACTCAAGAAAGTATACAAAGATATTGTTTGTGCCACTTGAAGGTGCTGCTGAAAATGTTAATGTTGAGCCATCAGGTACAGTGTAAGCTGAACTATCCTGGACAACACCATCAACACTTACAAGTATTTCTTGTACCGAACCTATTGTTCTTCCAAGTGCAAAGGTTGTATCAGAACCATCACCACTAAATCTTACGACTGCAGGTGGAGCTTGGAAGTTAGCAGGTACTACATTTCCAATATAAGCCATATTTACTCCTATGTACTAATTGCATCCACAACAGACACCCAAACATCTGCCGAACTTGCAACACTTGCCTTTACTTTTAAGGCATCACCTGAAACCATCACAATCTTAGCACCACCATCAAGAATCTGTAATGTTCCTCCTACCGGTATTGGTGCATCTTTAACTATATGTATGTCGTTAGAACCATCATTAATGTAAACTTCTACTGTAATCTGTGCTGTGTGTACGTTTGCTACTGTTATTCCAACTATGGCATCATCTGAGTTTGCTGTTCTTAGTGTCGTTGCACTAGTGCCAACTGCATTTGCTGTATTTCTTTCAAAATCTTGTGCCATTTACTTCTCCTTTACAATGCTATTGCCATTGCAGTAGCAAATCCTTTTGATGCTTTTTCACTTATTGTAGATATATTTGATGCTACTGTATTTACATCTGAAATATTAGAAGCAACTGTAGTAACATTACTTGCGACTCCTGCTACTGAAGTTACATTACTACTTATTCCTGCAACTGTTGTGACATTGCTAGAAATACCTGCAACTGTTGTAACATTGCTAGATACACCTGCAACTGTAGCAATATTTCCTACTACACCACTAGCACCTAGTGTTGCCATATTTGTGACATTATCTGATGTAGCCAATAGATTGAGATCAGTAACAATATCACTAGTAGCTAAAGTATTTAAGTCTGAAACTATATCACTTGTAGCTAGTGTGTTCATATCAGCAATAATATCACTATCAGCAAGTAAAGCCATATCAGCTATAACATCTGCATTACCTAATAATGCCATATCAGCAATCACACTAGATGCTGCTAAAGCTGTAATTTCAGATGCCTTACCTGCAACTGTAGTCACATTGCTAGATATTCCTGCTACTGTTGTAACGTTACTACTGATACCTGCGACTGTAGTAACATTAGCACTTATACCTGCTACTGTATTTATGTTTGCAGTAATAGCAGACAAGCTATTTACATTTGCTATTGTTGGTCCTGCTTCAGCCGCACCAGTAGTAGCATTAAATCCTAATACAGTTCCTAATCTATCTGCCTTTAAAGGCAATGTTAAATCAACTGCGGCATCTGATTCCTTTAATCTCAATGCTCTTGAGTTTTCATCATCAGCATCAGCAATCAAAGTAACAATAGTATCCAATTCTGTATTCAGTTTTGATATTTCAAAAGCACCAGAACTTGGAAAGTCCGTTGTTCTTGATAAAGGTATATCACGAGTAATAACGACAGTACTGCCACCAGTAGCACCAGTGACAGAAGTTGTTACAGTTCCAGTAGAACCATCGCCACCACTTACAGTATATAAAGTTGTATTACTTGTACTTGCATCAAAAGTACGTTCTGTACCATCAACAAATACATTTAAATCTGTTGATCCAGTAAAGAATACAAATGGTACAGTAAAAGATGTCTGTGTTGCTCCTTGCGACACAGTATATGAAACCCTGGGGGTATTTGCACTTAAAGCTATAGTCATAATAGGACTTTACAGTGGAAGAATCTTTTCTAAAACGCACAAATCTAATTGCGTGATCTTAGTAAATCTTTGAAATCATCATTCATACCATAAAGTTGAATCCATGGTATATTTCTAGCAAGTCTTCTTGAGGCTTCATTATCATTGCCATTCATGTAATCATAAACAACTCTTCCAAAATCAACCATTTGTCCTACTGATGCACCAAATGGCTCAACCAAAGCATCTATTGCATCTGGTTTATACTTACCTCTTAGGTATTCTGAGTCATTCATAATGCCTGATCCCATCATTCCATGTAATGACATATAAAAAATATCTGAATATACACCTAAAAGTCCTGATTGATCGATTGTTCTAGCTAATAAATCTGTAGGTTCTTTTTCAAAAAAGTATGATCTATTTCTATTTCGTATATTTAATACAGAATATCCTAAAAACATCATAGCCATTGCACCTGCAAGTCTATGTCTTCTTGCAACATCAAACATACCACCAGTAATTCTAGTAAATGCACCCATACCAAAGTTCATAAACTGAAATGGTAAACCTAATAACTGATTTTCAAATCTTACCATTCCTATATTTTTAGTAGATGCTCTTTTATCTATTGGAAAAAACTCAGCGCCAGTAAAAGGATTTTTTACACTCTTCATCCATGGTCTATGTCTCATATAAAACACACCATTAACAAGCATTGGTTTATCAAAAGAGGTAGCATGAAGAATAACATTACTAACACCAGTATCTAATGCAGTTTGAAATCGTCTGTAAACTTCTCTATCTTGTGCAGTTTTTTGTGACCACTGAGTTGTATTAGCATAATACATATGATCGCCTTTTTCCCAAGGCATATCAGCTAATATCTTTGCATCATCAATGCTATATCCATATCGACTCATAAATTGTACATCAAAATTAGTAGCAGTATTGTTCTTAATTTTTACTGCCATATCAATAAGTTCTGATTGCCTAAAACCACCATCCATCATCTTCATATATTTAGTTAACACACCTAAATTGTTACCTACTATTGGTACGTTATAAAATGTTTGATTTACTAGGTTAAGAACTCTTTCTGTTCCTGATGGTTGAATACGTTTTACACTATCTTCAATCATACGTTTTTGTATCAATGCTTTTGCAAGATCAATATTATCAATCATATAGTTAGAGTTTTTTGCATTTTTGAAAAAAGCTTTACGATCTGCAGCATTAAAAAAAGGAACACCTATCTTTTTAAATCCTCTTTCAATAACAGTAACACCTAAGTCACCAACTGCTGCTAATCCTGCACCATGTAAAAATGTAGTGCCTGATATAGTTCTTAGTATCTGTGCAGTTTGATTATTAAGGGTATCAGGGTCTTCTATTATATTACCCGTTGCTCTTCTTATTTCTTCTGAAAAATCCCTTTTTAATGAAGCTATCTTTTTTTCATCAAAGTTTTTGTTTCTCATATCAACTTCGATTTCATTTAAGACATCATCTATATTTTTATCACCAAAGTTTCTTGCCCACTCAATACGTTTACCCATTCGGTTTGCATAACTATACATTACCTCTGGTCCTGTAATTATATAATCTATTATTTCATACTCAGGTATATTCAAAACTCTGTGTTTAAGATGTTTTCCACTCCCAGGTTTGTTTGTAAAGTTTTCTATACTATCTGCATTTTCCTCTAATATTGATGCAACTGTTTCTTTAGCAAACTGTCTTGGATTCTGTACTAATCTTTGAGTATATTGTTGTGCTTCATCATCCCACACACGAGCAGGATTGCGAGTAAGATGTCTTTCAAATATTTTAGTAAGACCTTCTCTAGCTTCAGCGCTTTCTTTTAATAATTTTTTATTATAATAAATAGGTGCAATAAACTTGTTATATATACCCATTTCTAATGTATCTTCAGCCCATCTTAACTTTTTTGTGTACTCAAATACCTTTGCATCTTGCCCAATAAGTTCTGCTCTTTGTTTTTGAGTAAGACCTTTTGCATCATCTAATCCTTGTAAATACTTTGTTCTTGAATCAAGATCATCTAAAGTCTTTTTTAATATTTTTATTTCTCTTTGTAATGATGCATCATCTTTTAATAATCCAACATATTGAGCATCTTCTTTATATTTGTCAAAATACTCTTTGAACTTTGTATGCATAATTTTTTCATCATCAGTTAATTCACCAAGTAGCCTTTGATTTTTTGGGTCTTTAGATAAAATATATTTCTTAAATGCATCATCAAAAAACTGCTGAAATGTAGGTGTCTCACCACCAAATGTTTGACCTATTCTAGCTTTTGCAGAGTCAATATTAAAATCCATAAATTGTGAAGGTGCTTTTCTATTTGGATCACCAGTAATTGCTCTTGTATAAAACTCTTGGAAATCATTAACAAACTTGTTAGCATCTACATTATAGTAAGCTTCTCTTTGTAATATACTTTGATTACTACCAACACCCATCAAGTCTTTTTCTTTTGCTAAAACTGCATGACCATTTATACGTTCATAGTAGTTTTTCATAAGTTGGGTGCCATTTTTGGCAATACGTTTTCCTGCACTTGGAACAAGATGCATAAGGTATTTAGTATAGAATGTCTTAACTAAATCTTCTGATACTTCACCATCTTTGATTTCTTTACCTAAGTTTTCTACATCAACTCTTTTTTCTCCTTGAGCCATAGCTTGAAGGTTTTCACTTGTCTTGTTAAATTTTGGCATCAAAGCTCTAAATGCATTTGGTGCAACACCAATAGCAGTACCCAAACCTATAGCTGATATGGCATTGACAGATGATTCACCAAAAGTATTGAGTTCATCAAATGGTGCACGAATACCTTCGCTTGCCCCTGCATATACAGCACCACCTTTTAAACCTGCTTTTGCCGCCTGACCAAGAGTCATACCACCTCTTACTAACATTCCAAGTTGTCCAAATACTGGTAATGCAAATGTAATATTTAAAGGATCAACAATACCTGCAATCAAAGATGATGGAGCATACCAGTTTGATCTACCTATAATATCTCTACGTTTTCTGTTTTCATCTATCTGTGCTTTGAGATATTCAAGATGCTCATTGTTTTTGGCACGAACAAGATAGTCTATATGATCTTCATATCCTGATAACTCTTCAAGTTCAAAAGCCATCTTTTTACGTTTTAAATTACCAAAACGTAACTCTTCTTCTACTGCCCCATATAAAGGTGCATATGTATATCCTAGTTGTGCTAAGAAGTTTTCACCAAATGTAGGATCAGCTTTGGCTGTTTGCGAATAATTAGTAAGTGGTACACCTACAATAGTTTGTTTACCAAATCTTGGATTCAGTTCTGCCATTACATTTGTTTCTTTATGTCTACACCAAAACTAGGTGGTAATTTACTATCTTTATCAAGAACTGGGTTTTCTTTTTGTATCTGCGTTTTGGTTGCTCTATCAATTTTTTGTTGTAATCGCAATCGGCTTTGTAAAACACTCTTTAAAATATTGTTTGTTCTAAATTGTATAGGTTGATTATTCTTATCTAATATAAGAACACCTGCATCATTGACTGCATAATACAATGCCCCATTATCACCACTCTTAGGATCAGGAAGAAGAAAAGCATTTTCTCCTAGTTTTAATTTACTACCTGACATTGAAAGCTTTGCATCTGCACCAGTAACAAACTCATTTAATTTATCACCTTTTAAATATTTCTCAGGTGCAAATCTTGAGTCTACCTTTGGTCCAGTAAGGTGTGAGAATGTAAAATTACTTTGAACAAACATTTGAGAATAAAGATTTGTTATTATTTCATCTGCCATATCAGAAGAAACATTTCTATTTCCTAATATTCCAAATGCCAAAGTTTTTAATAATGGTATAGATTCTGATGCAAAATCATTATCTTGTGCTAATTTCATAATCTTTGCATTTATTAAACCATCAGCACTGGCTTTTGTATTGCCACCTAACTTTCTTTGTATCTCAAAATCTCTTGCTTGATTGTCTCCTGGGGCTTCACCAAATGCCATGTTGTAGGCTTGCTCTGCATTATCAACACCATAAAACTGCAGAAAACGATCAAAGACCTCATACTTTGCAAGCAACTCATTACTTATAGGCATTGCCTTTGATTTTCCATCAACATATTGAAATTGTTTTCTGTAGTTATTTAGTAACATAACATGATTTGGATTCATGGTAGTTGATGTTTCAACTAACTTTAAACCATCAACTAATGTTTGTGGCATAATGTTAGATACTCTTAACTTATTCAATTCCTTCTTATTGTTTATAAGTGATGGATTGATTGCCCAACTAACTGGATTAGCGTATTCTGGAAATGCACTACTAAAACTTTCTCTTGATTTTACTGTATTTGATGCAACACCACTTAAAGCAAGACTGTTACTTACAGTATCAGCAGTATCTTTTGCTAGTGCAGTTTCAATAGTTGCTTGATTGCTTGCCCTAGCTGCAATATCTGTTTGCACTTCACTTATATTTGCTTCAGACATATCTCTAAAATAAGCATTATCTATGCCTGCTTTATTTAATTTTTCTTTTAAATCTTTTGGTAATCCCTCAAATGTTTTATCTCTTATAGCTCTTTCAACTTGATTAAGTTCTAATGAAGACATACCTCTTGTTGTTCTAGTAATAATACCAGTTTTTTCTGCAACAACTAATCTTGCTTTATAAGCATCAAAAGTACGTTTTGGTATTCTTCCTCTCAATAATTCAAGTTCATTTAATGCTTCTTGTTTATTTATAGAGGCACTATCATTTAAACCTTCACGAACAAACATAGCCATATCATTTGTAAATCGATCAACAAGATATAGAGAATCTTCTATAGCATTAGCTTCTTCTTCTTTGATCTGTGCTTGATACTTTTTAATGCCATACTGTGCCGATAATTTGCTTGCTGAGTCACGAAACATACCTATTAGGTCTCTTCCTACATTATCAGCACTTAACTGTTTTTCTGTGGCTTCTAAATAGCTTTTTACTTTACTATTAAATTCATCATAATCTTTTGTTTCAACTGATAATTTACCAATATGTTCACTTGTTTGTCTGTCTAATTGGTTTGCATATCGTTTGAAAAGATATGGTGTTGCAGTTTCTCTTGCTACATCACTTAAGTTTTCTGGTAATGTTTCAAACTCTAACTCACCTTGATCGTTACGAGTCATAACAGAAGGCATCTTTCTTACAGTCTCAACACCAACTTTCTTTTGTTCTTTAACTGCTTCTTCATAAAACATTTGTGTTGCTCTAGCACCTGCTTGTTCTATGGCTCTTCCAACTTGAGCAGCACCAGTATTTGTAGATACAACACCTACAGTTCTGTTAATAAATGAATTACGTTTTGGTGTTAGAAATTCTGCCATTATCTAAAACCTCTGAAGTCTGCACTTGTATAAACTGGTGACTGATACCCAGTAGATTTAGGAGTTACTGAAGATGCTTTATGTCCTGCCATTAAAAGACTAGATGTTGCACTTATCAATGATGCATTCATTGCGTTTCTGCCTCTCATATTTGCAACTGCTATACCCAAATCTCTTTGTCTTTGTTCAGTTAAAAACTGCAGTCTTGCTCTATCTTCTGTAGTATCTGCTTCTTTTCTTGCTCTTTCTTGTAAAGCTTTTAATGATCTATCACTTGTATCTCTTCCAGTAACACCAGTAAGTGATTGATTTATATTTAGAAAATCCTGCAAGTTTCTTCGCCTTGCATTACCTTGTTGCAATGCAATCAACTCGGCATCTTTTTTTTGCTCTTCTATCTGCATCCTTTGCATACGAGCCTCAGCCTTTGCAGCTTTACCTGCTTGTATAGTTCCAAATGCAGAAATAACTGCTGACGCAATCATTAAACTCAAAACGCAACCTCCATAACCATACCATTTACTTGTAAATCAAATGGGAATGACTGAGAGACAGTAACCCTTGGGTCTCTTGCATATCCCAATAGACGAAACTCTTCTTTACCAGTTACTGCAGTTCTTTCTGTACTCATGTCATCTGTTACATTTCTTATAATTAAATCAGTAGAATTTACAGAAACAGATAATGTAGATACTAAATCTAGTGTTACTCTTGTTACTTTTCTTGGCTCACCAGTTAAAGGACCTCCAACAACCTGAGCATCAACGGGTAAAGATTTTATCTCAGGGGTAAATGCATAACCAATAAAAGCTTGTGATGCTCCAGTAATGGTATTTGAAGCATCTATTTGTGCTCCTGATATAGTAAATTCACCAAGAAAGTTATTGCCTGATGTAGCTTTCACAACTGCATTATTTGAAAAATGTGATCCTAAACTAGAAAATACACTGCTACTTCCAGAAAAACTGTCACAAAAATCCATAGGCATATCAACTTGAAACTCTTCAAAAAATAATTTTGTTGATCCTGATCCATCATCTCTTGAGGCAACAACAAATAATCTTTCATGTACTGAACATATACTATGCCATTTACCTTGAGTGTCCCATAGACTCCATCCTGCTTTTTTATCACCTCGAATAGAATAAAATACAGCTATAGTTCCATCATTATTTAAAAGAAAAGCATATGACTCTGATCTATTCAATGCACCTTTGATTGATGTTTGTTGAACTGGATCGAGTATCAAATGAGGAGCAAGAGAAGATACAGCCACAGACGTATAAGATGCTTCTGCATCTGTAAATAAAAACTCTCTCAATGCACTACCAGTTTTCTGTATAAATAAAGTTGCACCATCAAATACTGTAGGCTTTACAAAACTAGAGCCAAAAGGTGTTTGTCTTCTTATTGTGGCATTTGCAGGTGTAACAGGTTTGTCAGTCGGGGCTTGTACAAATAACTCTGAGCCACTTGTAAACACCTGCAAATCTCTATTTGACACTAAATGCCTGATTGAAAATATTTCGCCAACATTTGCAGTTAAATCTAATGCATCATTATCGCTTGCATCACCAACATCAAAATTAAAAAACTCACCAGTTTTTGATCCCCAAATACCATCAGGCTGAGCCAGTGTCCCACCAAACCATAATCTATTTTGATGAAATGTAACTGCCGCAGGAAACCCACGAAGTGCAGAGTAACTTTGTTCTTGCCACTCAGTAGTTGCCGCTCCAGTCTCAATTCTTGGTCTTCCACCACCTAATGCACTAGCAGTTGCACTTGCTCCTGCAGTAATCTCATATGTGTTTTCATCAATAACTGCAGATATTGTTCTTGATCCATTAAGATTACCAATAGCTATTCCGCCTATTGCTCCTGCTCTATCAATAGTAATACTTGCCCCAACACCAAGACCATGCAGAGCATGAGTTACTAATACCTTATTACTTCCTTCAAATGTCTGAAAAGCATCTGTATCTAATTGTTGTCTTAATGTACCTAGAATATTAGCAGTAACTACAGTTGAACTTGTAAAGCCAGTAATCAAAGCTTCTGTTTTACCAATTTTCAAATAAACACCAACATGATCTGATGTAAAATAAGCTGATGATGCAGTTAAGGTTCTTCCATTTCCAGAGGTATGACTTGCACTTAAAGTAACTCCCAATGCTTGAAATGGATAATAAGGTTGAAATATATGTAAATCATCTATTGATTGTTGAAAAGCAAATGTCTCAACAGTAAATGTAGTCAATCCAGTCCTTACTAGCTTTCTTATCATAAATGTATTATGAGCAATAAACATTACATCACCTTGTTGAGTAAATGTAATTTCTTCAAGATATGGCGCTGATGTTGTATTTACTAACCAAGACTGCCCAGTAATAGTCTGTATCTTTGATACATTGCCAGTTGAAGGACTTATCTGAAATATATCTATTTGTGTATTACTAAAGCCAACAATATATTTTTCATCATCTGAAAATATAAATGGTTCAATTCTAAGTGTCTGTCTTAAATTAGAATTAAAAGATGGACTACTATCAAAGTTATGCCATCTTTTTGTCCCAGGTCTCTTAGTTACACCACCTTCTCCTTTAATAAAAAAGTTTCTAACTCTTTCAGCGGCATTTGTATAAACTGGACTATCTGTTCTAGATGTTAAAGAAGGACTTATCTCTCCAAACTGAAAGCTATTTTGTGGCACTCTTACTCTAGCCACTATGACCTCCTATCAGTAATAAACCTTGATGTAGTTAGTTTTCTTGTTGTTTGTTGTTGTGAATCAAGATTTCTTGCTTGTGCCATTAAAGTATTGGCTTTTCTTTCCATCATTGTCATAAGACCATCATCTCTTGCTATTGCAGTAGCAAATATACTAGCTAAAGAGTACTCTACTGCCACAGTAAAATATGAAGGAAAATCAATCTCTTGTGCTCTAAATGTAAAGTCAGCTATTAATTTATCTTGTGAAGAAGAGTTTGAAAAAACCTTATCACCATACAATGAATATTCTATTCTATTATCATTAACAGTTACTGCATGAAGAACTAAAAGATCACTTGGCAATTGATGTGCTATATCAAATCTTCCAGTAGGAACATCTGTTAATTGATTTAATTCTGCTTGTTCAGTTGCAAATCTCCATCTAGCCATTGATAAAGATGCTCTTATTATATCTTCATACATATTAGTAGCCACCAAAGCTTCAGTTGAACTTGAGTCAAAAGATGTTATTGGTTCTGCTCCTATAAGAACTAAGGCTCTTGATGCTATATCTAATGCTGAATTTGCTACTGTACTTGCCATATAAAGATAGGGGGATTGCTCCCCCTACTCCTAATCTCCGTCTGTTTCTGCAACAGCAGTACCATCTGAAACATCTACAGTAGTACCATTGTTTGATAAGACAGTTACAAAGTTTGTTGTTGGTGTATTCGTATCTTGTACAATAATTAAGTCACGAACATTTAACATATTTACTGCTTCACCAGTGAAATAGCCTGCAGAATTAACTGCCGCAATTGCATCCGTGGTTTGATAAATCCACAGACAAACTCCACTAGCACCACCAATTTTGTGAAGACCACTTGAACTATAAGCCATTAGACCCTCCTATTAATTATTATCTAAGAGTTCATAGACACCATTGTCATCAATGACACTAGCACCCATGGACATCATAGATGTTGCTAAATGTGAAACCTTTTCCGGTACATAATTTAACTCTGTCGTTACATTTGCACCTACACCTAGACCGATAGCAGTTGTATGGTAAACCATATTCTTTCCTGCAGTTATTGCAGCAGTTGAAAAAATCTTGAATCCTAAGAATTCTTTCATAGTCATACCACCTGCAAAAGGTAGGTTTTGCTCACCAACAAAGTCTGATGATGCAAACTCATTTATTAAAAATAAGTCAGCATATCCCTTTGGATGCATAGCAATATATCTACCACCATCTTCTGGAATGTTTGCAGTACCAAAAGTTTCAAATGCAGAGAGCAAGTCTGCTTTTTCTACTGCAGAACTTGTATCATGTAGTTGTGTACTATTAGCACCTGCATCCATTGCAGTGTATAAGATTTCGTCTGTTTTTCTTCCAAGAGCAGCCGCAGCACTTGTTGCAATTGCTTGTCTCTCGTCAATATTTGTCTTCAATTCATCAAGCTTGTCGATATATTCAGCAGCATAAAAATCATTTAATGTTGCCTCGACAGTGGTATGTGCTAGTTCCATTGGTGTTACCATACCATTTCTTGATTTAGTAGAAGCAGTTCCAGTACCGATCTTCTGAAAGCGTACAACACTTCCTTGAACGTTGTTCACTTGTCTTACTGTATTCATGAGTTTTGAACCCATTCTTTGATAAGCAAGATGAACTTCACTCTCGAACTGCTTAATAAAGGCTGTATCAATTGTATTAGCCATTATAAGTCTCCTTAAGTTAAGTTACAGTTTCAGTACAGTTGTCTACTTCTAGCTTCATCTTGTTATCCTTACGGGCAATCGGCTTTCGATAGGCTGTCTATGATTACACAATAATCTCTACAGATTCGCTTTGACAACGCACAAATCGATAGACTTTATATTCATTGATTAAAAAAGGTTTTCTATGAATAAAAAAACCAAGATATTCTAGCCATTTTATAGTTTTTGTATGCTCTACTGGCACAATGTTTTCTAATAAATAATATTTGTTTTGAAAATATTCGACTATATTAAAGCTAAATTTTACAAAAGATTTTTGTCTTTCTTCTACTTTATCAGAACAAAGCATCCATATTCTGCCAACATTATATTGATCTATAGGAACAACACCAAACATCATTGCAGGCACATCATCAATTAACGTGGTATATGTTTCTGCAGTTTTACATTTTATTGGATATAATAATGCTCTCCAAGGTGTGCAGTTTGCTATCATACACTCCCGTCTATCTGTTTCTCGTAAATGATGTTGAAGATATTCTGCATGAGATAGTTGTGATTTAACTATCTCTGCATCTGCATATTTACCCAGTATTGAGTAATCGTTGCCAATCATTATTTACCTCTTGGACAAAAGCTTCATCTCTTTTTCCTTGTTGCCAATAACGTGGGTCTTTCATTTTAGCTTCAATATCTGCTTGTGTTATTTGACCAGTTGGTTGTGTATTTGTATTTAATGATGTGCCTTTTGTAGCTTCTATTACTTTTTCCAAAGCTTTTATACCACCTACAGAACTGCCTAGTTCTGCTACTGCTTCTTGCATATCAGCATCAGGAAAAAATTTATTCATCCATAGTTGGACTGCTTCAACTCTTGAGTTAGCATTATCTCCTAAATCTTTTTTAACTGCCTCAAGATCAGGTTGATTACCTGCAGTATATTCAGCCCACTTAGTTATACCTTCACTAAATTCTTCTTGTGTTAATGCATTGTCCCATGAATATTCTGACCACCATTTAAGTAATGGATTGGTTGCGGCATCTGCTTCATCAAGAATTTCTGGTATTACATAATCACCTGCACTTGCAGGTCTATTAGAAAAAGCATCATTTTCTAATTCTTGAAGAACAGTTGCTTTTATATCTTCTTCTTTTTGACCTATCTTTGTTGATAGTTCACCATATGATTTAGCTAATTCTTCAGGTGTTTGAAACTTTTCAGGCAACCACTCAGGTCTATCAACTTGTGGTGCAACAGTTTCTTGCACTGATGTTTGTTCAGATGCTTCAACCTGTGTTTCTGATTGTTGTGCTTGTTCTTCCATTTTTTATCCTTTCAGCATGGTTAATTCTTTTAACAATCATTGCTACTAGATAGCGCTGACCTTCCATGTGACGAAGTTCATCATTGGTAATAGCCCCACCCGATATAGCTTCTATTGTTACCGATTTTAAATATTGTAATGTTGATTTACCACTAGGTGTATTAAACGTAGCTAATAAATCTAAAGATATCTTTTGGTCTTCTTCTTGTGGTCTTGGAAATCCATCAACCCCTAAGTGCTTGGACATTCTCTTGTAATCCTTGTTGTTGCATTTGTTGTGCCATCTCTACTATCTGTTTTCTTTCACCGACATCACGAATAAGGTTGTCAGGCACACCAAATTTCTTAGCCAGATAAACTGCAGCTTCTTCGGAGGAGACTAGAAGGTTCGTTACCTCTGGACCAAATCTTCCTTGGATAAGTTCCAAAAATCTGTCAAAAGAAACTATATCCTGATTTGATTGTGCCTGAGCTAGGGGAGAAACGCTTTTGATTTTAACTTCTCTTCCATTTACAGTTGGTATTTCTATTCTACCTTGTTTACGAAGTAAGAAGATAATTCTTTGCAATAATGGTGTTACCATTTCAGATTGAAGTCTTCCAAATGCTGATCCAATACGTCTTGATAAATCAGCCATACGTTCTGCTATTTCTGTTGCTGATGCAGGTGTTCTATTTGGATCACCAAGCATATCATTATATAATGCTCTCTTAATATTATTTCTCATGTCATTTAAAATTAAATTTGATACATCAAATGAACCTGCGGCTCTTATAGGTTGCAAACCTTGTGACCCTGGGGCTTTTGGAATAACAGTTCCTGGGACTAGATTGATTGTATCTGTATTAACAACACCATCATCATCCATCTGATAAATACCAGATATAGCCATCTGAGCATTTTCAAAAACTAATTCCATAGTAAGATTGCAACTCTTTATTGCACTCAAAGCATTTACTGCAGGACCTCTGCCATATATCTCACCACTAGCCTTGCTCCATCTAAAAGCAATAAATGGGTTTGATCCAACACCTTTGAAATCTTCTCTTAAAATTAAATGTTTATTTTCAACATCTATCACCATAAAGGCATAGTGTTCTTCATTTGGATTATCATATATACGACATGATACTTCAACTATCTTGCACTTCTTATCACCCATCTCCATGTTCTTAGTCATGTTTTCAGAAAACACACCATTGGGATATGCTATTGCCATATCTTCTGATTTAATTTCTCTTTCTCTATAAACATGATCTATCCTGCCATCAGGTCCAGTATCAAGTACAACATGAGGTAATGGAATAGAATGAAACCTTATAGGATTTACTGCATCACCTTCTTCTACTAATAAAACTGCAGTGCCAAGTGCAAGGTCTATAAAACATTCATGTATTTCTTGTGCAAAGTTTGATGTTTGTATTATCTCAAAAACATACTCAGTTACCTTATCAAGTTCATTATTGATTGTATCTGACTCTTCTTCGGGAACTTCACTGCCTGCAACAAAGTCAGCCCATCTTGCAAAGTTAGGCACAAGACCTGACTGCAATCTTGAAGCAAATTCTTGTATACCAACGACTGCAGTTTCATCTAAAATAAGATCATCTCGCCTTTGACCTGGGGTGTAACTTTTAAAACCTTGTCTTTTTGGTAAACAATAATCAAAGATTTCATCATACAAATCTTCAAACTGCAGACGTATTGTCTTAGCTTTTTCATATTTTTTCAAATATATATCAGCAAAATTCATATTTAACTATCGTATCGATTATAAAAACCAATACCTCCACCAGAACCACTTAATAAAGACCTTCTACCAGTACCTTTTCGTTTTCTTTGTACTGTTTCTTCTAATGCATCTTGTCTCATTTCAGCTTTTTTGACTTGCTCTTCTGCTTTGGCAGCTTCTCTTTCCTGCTCAACAATAGGATCAGGTGGTGGAGTTCTTGGACTTCTACTTGGCAAACACATATCAATCTCCTTTATCCTACAATTACATACGCAAAATTACTTGCACAACGCACAAATCAAAGCCTTGACCAAAAACCTTGTCGCTTTTGTTGCTTAGGTTGTCTTGTAAATACATCAAAACTTGTTCTTGCAGTAAATGTTTTGGCTTGTTTGAAGTGACCCATGACTTGCCTACCCTCACCAGAGCCAAGCATTAAATATTGTAAAGCATCATGTATATGTGAAAACCTATCTTTGTTTGGTTTATCATCATATCTCTCTCCTGATACTTGTATTCTTTTGTAATGATACCCACCCTCAAAACCTTTGATTAGTTCTTTACAACGTCTATCAATTAAAATACCTGATTGACCTTCTATCATTCTTGTAAGAACAGATGTAACTGACTCAATCCTTAATGATACATCATTACTATGTGTTGGTCTTGCTCGTAAGCCTGCACCTCTTAAAATCTGAAAAGGTGTGCTTTCATCTGTCTGTGCTCTAAAATCTCCTGCAGGATCACCAAAAATATTTACCTCACAGTTATTATATCTGACTGCTATCTCCTGCCTTAGTAACTCTGCAAACCTTACTATACCCATATCAAAAGCAACTATTTCCTGCAGAAGTAACCATCTTCCTCTTACCTTTTGCCCAAACACACAAGCAGGAGTAAGTCCAAAGTCCACTCCAATATAAACTGGCTGTCCATCTGCAACGGGTATATCTTCTTTTGCTATATGCATTTCAGAAGAAAACATATTGTAAACTGGTTTACCATCTTGAATACTGCCTAATCTATTCATGACATAAACATCTATCCATGATTTGGTCTTACCTTGTATCAAGTTAGAGTAATAGTTCTGCATCATATGTTTTGAGTTCTCAGCTTTTGGATTTTTAGAATAATTTAAAACAGAACCTTCATCATCTTTGTCCTCAAGCATTGCTGAAGGTTGTGTAAAGAATTTCCAGTTATCAGGCTTTATTAGCATCCTTGCTTCTTCAATAGGTATATGGTCAGGCACTGGAACATCTCCTGCCATGATAGCCCACCAATGATCTTCCTCAGGAGCATTAGTATCAGCTATTACACCAGTCCAAGTTGGACCTCCATCTCTCATAGATGGATATCTTCCTACCCTCATAGTACAAGCATCTATAATACTTTTGGGAATTTCTCTTGCCTCATTTATCCAAATGCCTGTTAACTCCAAAGATAAAAGCTTCTTTACGTCTTCGGGTCTATCAAGTGCTAGAAAAATTACCTCTAAGTCTAAATCTGATTTTGTTATTCTATGTGTATAAGGAACAGACCACTGAAACCTACCCCAATCTTCTTCTGGAAACCAATCAAGCCAAGTCTTTATTGTAGTTGTTCTTAGTTGTGGATTAGTATTTCTTATGATAGCCCAACGACTTTTTCGTTTACCATCTGCAGATTTTGCTTGTTGTAAGGCTCTTCTAAAGACTTCAATACTACAAGCAACTGATTTGCCACTTCCTACTGGACCTCTTATACCTCTAAAAAAAGTATCATCCTTTAAGAAAGCTTTAGCTACATCACCATCAGGTTTGTACTTAAACGTTATCAATGTTTGTATTAACTCCGATCCTCAATAACTTGTCTACAGTCTCAGGACCAATAACAGCTATAACTTTATCTGCCTCTCGGTCAGTACAGAATTGTTCAGGATGATGTTTGAGGTGTACCCTTTTCACAACCTCACGAAGTATTCTTCTTTCTTCAATCTTTAATGTGTGTAGAAAGCTCATTCTGTAACCTACGAGTAGCTTCTGTATCTTTTCGTTTTTGCAGCAATCTTTTTGGGCTGTTTAGATACTTGTTTACCTCTTCTAGTTGCCTCTCGCTTTTTAGCCGAAGAGGCGGCATATTCACTGGCAGAAAGAGCCTTAATCGCTTTCTCAGGTAGATAACGTTCACCAGTAGCTTTTGGTCCTTGTGTACTAGGTTTACCTGATTTGGTTCTCCATTTCTGTCTTGTCCATGCACGAAGTGATCTCTGTGATTTAGATAGTGCCATTAATAAAATTCTCTTGGATCAAAACCTAAATCTCTTATCATCTCTTCCAGTTCTTTTCTTTTTTGTGCATCTGTCATTGAATCAAATTCCATGCCTCTTTCCGTTACATAGTCTCTTAATTCTCGACTATTTAAACTAGCCATTTTTCTAACTTTGGCTTTTGATTTTAACAAACTTTTTTTATTACTTTTTGGTATAGCCATAATACATTCTCCTTATAAAATTACTTCCCAACTTTCTTCATGGCTTTTTTATGCGATTGTCCAAATGACATTCCTGCCATCATGTCCTTTTTCATGCTCGACATATGCTTAGAGGTGTGATGTTTAGCATGACGTTTAAGAGC